ATCTAAAAATTCAGATAACGGCTTCTCTCTTTTTTTAAACTGTATCACTTTAGAAAATCATTGCTTGCCCTCCCATCACGCCCGCAAAGGCGGGGGGGAAAGCCAGTGTTGTTGGCCATGTAAAGCTGGCCAACTTTCTGACCGCTCATAACGTCATACCAGTTCCAAGATGAGCCTGTCGGATCGTGGATAAACTCATCCAACCACTTCCAGACATTTCCTACGAGGTCTCGAACGTTCGTTGCAGAAACAGCGTTCTTAACATTTCCGCAAGTGGTTCTTGCTGTATTCGAGGTCGCAGACCATGCGTAAGTGTTGTTGCCATCCTCTCCATGCGGAGATCCGTATGCACCCTTACAGAACTCAGCGTAGGTAGGAAGTCTTTTTCCTACTCTCATAGCTCTCTCATTGGCGATATACCAGTTCAATCCCTCTGTTCCAGTAATCGGCACAACACCCTTTTTGCTCTGCAAACCACTGGCTCCGTTATCGGATGAAAGGTAAATATCGCCCCAGAACGGTCCTATGAATACCATTCCGGTAGGATCACAAGTAGGTCTGTGGAGAAGAGTCCAAACGGAATTAGGTACAATGCCCTCCGCTACGTTTGTTTCCCATCCACTTCCTAATGCCGCGCCTGATGCGCTGATTGGAATACCGGAACTATTTGTTTTTCTGACTACGCCGTAATGGAAGCCACCGATTTTTCTTGATGTAACTGCCGTATAACCGTTTGGATATGTCGTATTAAGGGAAATACGATACTGTTCTGTGGCAAAGTTTGTGGCATCTCCACCGGTAGGATCACAGATATAAATGCAGTAGTCCTTTCCCACCTCAAACTTAGTTGCTGTTCCGTCCAAGTTGCTCGCTGTAAGAGTGGTTTTTTCTGTCTTAAAAACAGAATTACCTACCGCAATCAGAACTCCTGCGATAACAGTAAGGGAACCGTTCTCCATGCGGATAAACTTCTTGTCAGATGCAACAACATCGGACATAAGCGCAAGTTTCGGGGTGGTTATCTTCGCAATGTCATTTTCCATTGCTTCATCATAACCGTAGAATTTACTCATTAGCCAATTCCTCCTTAATCTGATTCAGTTCTTCGGCTGTCATGCCGAGACTTTCGTAAATGGTGTATGGTGCGGTAACTGCGATTTCTGTTGCATCCACAGATACCATAGCGGATGTGGAGATAACGGTCGTTTCCAACTGTTTCTCTCCTGTAATCTCATCCGGTTCGCCCTCTTCATGTGTTACGTTTGTGATTGTTACCGTCTTATTTCCGACAATCGCCTTTGTATTTGCTTTTGCCTCAGCGCAATAGTGAATGGTAACAGTTTTCTTATCCTCTCCTACCGCAAGAACCGGGCAATGAAGATAATTCATGCTTTCAAGATCTTCGATGGCTTCCAACAGGTCTTTTGCTGCAAATGCGCCATCATCCACCAAGGATTTACAATTTCTAATGTCCTCGGCGGTTGCAAGTCTCTTAGGGAAATCTCTCATTTTGTCTACCTCCGTTATTTATTTACATAGCTTCCAACAAATCCGTCCACAAATGCCAAACCATTTCCGTCCATGATTCTGAAAGTCTTATGTGTCATAAGATCTGCATTGCTGATTGAGAATGTCTTTGGTGCGATCATGTAGTTATCATTCGCAATGCTTATGGTGTATTCTCCGGCCTCAGTCAGGTATAACGGCTGAGTAAAATCTGTAACGATGTATTTGTTACCGGATGTTACATTTTGTACAGTTATTGCAGCAGCGGTTCCAACGGTATCGCTGAAATGTATCTTCACTGCAAGGTTTCTAATGTGGGTTTCCACATCGTTAATTTCATTCTGCAATTTTCCGGCTGCATCCGCTGACAACTGATCCTTTATCATTGCGAACCATTGATTAAACAAAGTTTCCTGATTGTTCTCAAATGCCGTCATTTCTGCTGTGTAGTCCTTTTTTAACTGCACCACATCCGCATTTGCCGTTGCCTGCAGATTGTCAAGGAAAACATTGAATGTATCGAGATCCAAATTTGCCTGTTTATTGAACTCTTCTTTCTGATTCTCGAAAAACTCTGTGAATACCTCATACAAATCTGTTCCATTTTCCAATGCTGCCATGATCGCATTAACCGCAGTGTTGATACGGTTTGCGTCAAGCGCACCGAAAAACGACTCATCATATACCGTGTACTGGGTTACATCTTTTACGGAATAACTTCCGTCTCCATTATCAATAGGAATGAACTTCCGCAAGCCGGACCATACGGCATCCTTATAGTCTGTCTTTAATCGTTCCCACGCCACTTAGAACACCTCCCTCCTTATCCCAAAATTAAAGGTAAGCATCTGCCGACCTCTGTATTGGTTTAATAGCTGATTAAACAAATCTAAAATCAGGCTTTCGATACGATTGAGTTCGTTGTAGTCGAATATCTTTCCGTTTGCCGTGTACAAAGGTGATTCTCCAACATCCGGTTTGAATGTGTTTGCGGCGATAAGTGAAATATTTTCCTCCAACTGGTTTATCTCATCTGCGTAAAAATATTGGTCTTTGCTCCTATCGTCTCCAAGATCGTTGATAGAGAACTCCTGATACATTGCAACTGCTATTTCTCTAAGGTAGGCAAGATTGTTTTTGATGCGGTTGAAATCTTCTGTGTTGAAACGATCGCCATGATAGATACCGTCTCCATCCGTATAGCCATACCAATCAGTTTTTGGTGTAGTCCATGAACCGGAAATAGAAACAACCATTGTTTCCGTTGTACTGTTCCCGGCAGAATCGGTAGCTGTTACCACTGCCACATGGTCTTTCTCAGACCCATCAATGCTTGCTGTGGCTTTGTATACCGTTCCAACGGAGTGAGAGAAATTCAGTTCTGCATCATCAAGTGTTCCAGTAACCTTTGCTATGTCTGCCATCTTCCTCGCCTCCTATCCTTGCGTGTATCTGCCAACGTATGACAGTGGTAACTTATCAGGAATTTCCTTATCCGATATATTGACATAGGAGCCAACATAGCTGCCGACAAATGAGAACCCTTTTAGTTCTTCAACAGATACAGAAATGGTGTATTTCCCTTTTGTCTGCACCGGGTTCGGAGTTATCGACACATCTCTTACTAATATGTTAGCTGCCATGCCACCACCTAATCTGTTACCGATACAGAGATTACATAGGTTGCCCCAACATCTGCCGGGTTCGGAGCCAATGAAACATCTGAGATAACTGGTGCTTTAGTATCGAGAGTAACTGTTCTTTTGACTGTGGTTGTTCTTCCAGCTCCATCTTTCGCCACGATAGTAATTGTATTGAAGCCATCCTTTAAGGTAATGTCCTTTGAGAATGTACCATCGTCATATACGGTCACTGCGCTACCATTGATTGTCAGTGTAACCGGACTGGATGTGGCATCGTTTGTTGTTCCAGAAACCGTAACAGTTGTCTTGTTTGTGATGAGCTTGTCTACCGGGCTTGTAACTGATAACTCAGGTGGAACGGTATCAATCTTGAATGAAACACTCTTCTGAGTAGCAGCATTGCCGTCATAGTCTGTAGCTTTGACAACTACGGTATGTGCGCCATCTGCCAGTGCCGCCGTAGGTTTATAACTGCACGAATAGCCGGATGATGTTTTTGTCTTTGTAACACCGGATATTTCAGATCCATCAATGAGCAGCTTAATTGTGTCTGGATTCACACCAGAATCATCGTCCGTAACCGTGAACGTGATCGTAGGCTGGTTGCTCGTAAGTAACTGTGATGCCGTAGGTGCTGAGATTGTGATAACTGGTGCTGTTTTCTCTTTAACGGTAAGTCTCAGTTTGCTTCCGAGAGTTGCATCGGATTGATTTACCGATGTGCTGTTGCCTGCCTCATCTGTGGCGATGATCTGCACTCCGTAATAATGTCCTGACTGATTGTATGAGGATTTTGCCGGAGCAGTCAGTGTTGCTTTGTAAGTCTTTGATGTGCTGTCGTATGTGAGTGTGGTAGTTACACCGTTTACGATAGCTTTAACAGATTTAATAGCCATCCATTTTCCTCTTCCTTTCTTCCGTTATTTTTCTGATACCCTACGGGCAATTACCTTTCCAGACAAGCTCTGTGAGAAGTTCACAACATGGCGGTAGATATTTACTTTTAATCCGGGACGGTACGCATTTTCCTGATACACAATATCGTTTGCGTCTATCTCTGGATTGCCACGGGTATTGTACTCATACTCAATACCGGCGTTATAGTAATCTCCTAGCCAGTCTGCCAAGTGATTTGCTGTTTCCATATCGCTTACGAGAGGATTTTTCCATGTGATGGTCTTTCCTCTGCTATTAAGTGTTTTTGTGGCATACTGCTCAACAATGTTGTATCTGTGTCCTATAATTTCAAACTGGTACTTGCCAGTAATCAGAAACTTAACCATTACATAGTAATCTCCACGTTCAATGATGCTTACGTTGGATGCTGACCCATTGAATGTTGCCCGGCAGTCATAAGTCGGATCTCCAAGGTAGTATGTCTGCACATCTCCTTTGGTTACTTCCGTTTCTTCGCTTATGAGCGTTTCTTCGGCTGTGCCTTTCTGATATGAATAGCATGGCACTCTGACCGCCTTAACAAGCTCCTGTTTGATTGATTTCGGAGAAGAGGTCATGTCCTGCCTTTCCATTGTAAAATCCGTTATATCGCCAAATGAGAAGTAATCTACAACAATTCGATTGAATGGTTCTTTCGTCTTAGTGAACTCAATCTCCATCAAATCAAAATCATCAAAATCGTGGCGGACAATCAGTTTCTTGGTAATATCTGCCGTTATCTCGTACTCGTCAACCTTTGCACCATCATTGAAAGTTCTGAATATGATGCCGTCCGGCAGTGAAGATCCGAACATCAGTTGCAAACCATAGTACATACAGGCGGTTTCCTGCGTGATATAAATAATCGGATTTTGTTCAAACAGACAATCTTTCCCAGACTGCTGCAATGAAATATATCCTGTGTATTTATCTGCCTTGTTTTGGTTCTCCGGCAGATAATACATATCCGCAGTTACGGTTGTGTAGTTATGAGAGAATGAAGCGTATTCCTGTTTTGCCACTTCACTCTTAATATTCCGCACATGGGAATACTCTGTCTCTCCGTTGCACGTTATGTCGTACTCAGGAGCGAATGATGATTTTATCTGTGGTCTGCCGTACCGGTTCTGCGATAGTACGCATCTGCAGGCATTGGCAATAATCTGTAATGCCTCTTTGTGTTTTACCCTTGGTATCGGGTTTTTGGTTTTTGACTTTTTGAGGTATGGGTCAATGTAATACTCTGTAATTCCTGCGTCTTGGAATATCAGTTCTGCCGCATGATAATATGTGATTCCCGCCGGAGCATAACACCCCTTGTAATATTCCTCATCCATGTTTCGGAAGAGATCCTGGCATCGTATCGTTGCGGAGTAATCATCACTTTCCCATGCGCTACACTGTAGCTTTGCGCCTCTTATCCATTCGATGGTGTCTGAGTTCGGCAACTGATAGCCATACCAGACATACATCTCCTGACCGGTCTCTAAAAAGTTGATTGCAGAGTTCGGATTGTCAACATTGAAATACTGATCGTAGTTCTGCAATTTAACCATGAAATCTATCTGTGGAACATCCTCACAAATCGGGGATATGTAACTGTCTAATTTAGAATCCATAATATCCTCGTTGTAGTACACAAGACCGTAACCTAACTGGATTGAATATATCCTCAGTCTGGAATATGGATTTTTCATCTCATAGAAGATGAATTTGATATAGGTGGTATTCTCTAACACCTGTTCTGTACTGAACTCTGACATATCATTGTCTGTAATCTCTATTCGCTGACCGCTACTTGTCAAAATATCAAAACGTGTAGGGTAAACCTCTCCAAAATTGATAGTCAGGCCTTTAATGTCTGTTGCCACAACATTCAGTTCGATAAGTAGCTCATATCCACTTTTCGGAATCAGAGGCTTGCTTATCAAACCTGTGTCGTAGTAGTTACCGGATGTATTCTCTCTTGGAAGAAAATACATAGATCCGTCAACCTTTGTGAAATCATGTTCGAGTGTGGCATATACAGTGTCCTCTTTTCGCTGACCGAATAAGCCGGTCTGCTTTGAGTAATAGGCAAAATTGTTTCCCATGACGGTTGCGTTGGCCTGTGCTTCCTGATTTACCAGACCGAATGAAATCATCATGTATGACCGCTCTCTCAGAGAGCTTTTCATGCTTGCCTTGTATTCATTTGATACTTTCTGCATACACCATCACTCTCCACAATCAATAAGGTTTACTTTGCAACTCTGATAGGTAATTGGATTTCCGTCTGTATCAATCCAATATGGTTCTGCCGTCCTATCTCCGGGGTACATCTTTATTGTTATTTTTTTCATAGTGACCGGATCCGGGAAAGTGACATATACGAAAAACGCACTCAACACCGTTAGCATCCGGCTCCACTCCGCTGCCGTCAGCCACGGCCATTCCAAAGTGTCGAGTTTGTACTGATCTCGCCCAACTCTCTGTCCTACTACCGTACCGTTGGCATTTCTTCCGGCATCCACCATTGTAGATACAGTTGGCTTTGCCCCACGTTTAGGAGGGGGAAAGTCATAACCATTTACTGATATATAAGCCATTCCATATCCCTCCTTTACGCTCCTTGGAAGCTGTAACCGTTGGCATTGCGCTGTGTGGTTACTGCATCCGTAACTGTCTTTCCACCGATTTCAACAATCGTCTGTTCTTTCTTATCAGCCTGTGTCTTGGTGTTCTTTGAAATCTCACTCACGGCGGTTGTTATTCCCAGATCATCCAGAGCCTCTTTGATAGCTTCTTTCAGACCTCCGCCGGAATTAAGCGTTGCCTGCACAGCTCCGTTTGTAGATACCTCCCTTGTCACACGCTGCACGATTGCTTCATTCGTGAAATCACTTCCATAGTTGTTGCTATACTCTTTCAATGCGCTATCATTGATTTTCAAACGTGTTCCGAGGTTCACATCCATATCAGTGAATGAGTCCGCCCAGGAAGTGACAATTCCTTTTGTTTTCTCTCCCTCTTTCTCCACACCGATGTTATATCCCTCTACGGAATACGCACCTAACTGTTTGAATACTCTGGACGGAGAGTTAATATCCAGCTTATCTTTGAACCATGAAATAATGCTGCTGCCCCATGATTCGATGTTGTTCTTACAGGTGGTGTACAGATTTCCTATACCGTTCTTGAAACCATCTACCACGTTTTTTGCAATGTCATACCACTTGTCATAAGAACAGGTACTTGTGAACCACGTTTTTACATTTGAGGCCCATGTGGTAACGTTGCTCTTACAAGTCGTATAACTGTTTCCGATTTTCGTTTTGAAGCCGGAAATAATGTTCTCTGCATAGGTACTCCACTTAGAACTATTGATGCCTCCAAAACCGTTATCAGAGAACCACGTTTTGAGGTTTGAAGCCCATGTTGTGATATTACTTTTCGTATCTGTGTATGACAGTCCGATTTTGTTTCTGAAACCAGTTATGATATTTCCTGCATAAGTGGTCCATGTGGCATTGTTGATATTTCCGAATGAAGATCCAGAAAACCAATCTTTCAGGCTGCTCGCCCAGGTAGTAATGTTGTTCTTTGTGGTGGTATAGGTGTTTCCAACCTTTTCCCGGAAACCGGAAATGATATTGTTTGCGTAGGTCTGCCAAGTGTTGCTATTGATGTTTCCAAAACCACTGCTCGTATACCATTCCTTAACTTTGCTCGCCCAGGTTGTGATATTATCTTTTGTTGTGGTGTATGTGTTACCCACCTTTGTTTTGAAACCAGTGATAATATCATTTGCGTAGGTGGTCCATGTACCGTTATTCACTCCGCCGAATGAAGAACTATTAAACCATTCCTTTGCCTTTGAGGCCCATGTGGTAATGTTGTCCTTTGTCTGCGTATAGGCATTTCCCACTTTTGTCTTGAAACCGGAGATAATGTCATTTGCATATCCGGTCCATGTTTCCATGTTGACCCCACCAAATGATGAATTGTTGAACCACTCTTTGGCCTTAGTAGCCCAAGTCGTGATGTTGTCTTTAGTGGTGGTATAAGCATTGCCTATCTTGTCCTTAAAACCGGTTATGATATTCTGACCGTGGGTTTCCCAAGTCTCTTTGCAAATCTTTCCAAAGCTCGTACCTGAGAACCAGTCATTGACCTTTCCGGCCCACTCCGTAACTTTTGCTTGGCAGTCTGAGAATTTCTTTCCGATGCCTCCATTGAAAGCAGTGACAAGATTACTTCCAAGTGTGCTGAATACGGTTGAATCGGATGAACCACCTATGCCAAATATTCCTTTTACAACATCTGTCACATTTCCGAAACAACTCAACGCCGTCTGCAATGGTGCTGGCAAAAGGGATTTAGATATTCCACCAAGCAAGCCACTGACTATTTTCTCTCCGACAGTATTTATTTCTCCATCATCAGAACCAATTCCGAACTTCTTTGACATTCCCTCTACAACGCTTGTTTTCAGTTCATTCCAAATGGCGGTCCATGATACCCATTTGAACAAATTCTTGAACGTCCACTTGGCTGCAAATACCTTAAAGACTGTTTTGAGGATTGTGTCCCAGTCAATCTCGGACATTGCCGTTCCTACGCCCTTTAGAAGTTCGTACCAATCTACCTCGTCTATCAAAGTGTTAATCAGTGTGCATACACCAGTGATAAGAGAATTGATTGTGCCTCCGGCCTCTTTCCAGTCAATAGTCTTAACCGCCTTGTTTATAGCACTCGCAAAGTCACTACCGATTTTCTTGAAATCTATCTTTGCAAGGAATTTTCCAAGACCACTGAAAAGTGTCTTGATGCTGTTTCCAAGCGTTGTGCCTACAAGATTCCAGTCGATCTCCGTAATTGCGGTATTTATATTTGTTCCAAGTCCCTCACAGAAAGTATCGAAACCGTCTTTGATAGTATTCCAATCGAGTTTTTTCAGTGCTGTGTTGACACCGTTTGCAAAGTTCGTAGCAATATCTTTCCATGGGAAAGTCTTTGAGAAATTCAGTACGGCAGTAAATACACCATTTACAAAACCGGCGAATGTTTCTCCAATGCCAACATAATCAATTCCGGCTATTGCATTGCCAAGCAGATTGCCGATTGCGGTTCCGAGTGAAGCCCAATCCAATCCGGTAACGAATGTCTTTGCAAATAGAATCGCTGAGTTTATTGCATTGGAAATTGCTGTTCCAATTTTCTTCCAGAGATCTTCTGTCTGCAGGGCGGCGTTAATTGCATCTACGATACCCTGCGCAAGTCCCTTTGCGGTTTTATTTATCAGAGTCCAGTCAAGAGTATCTAATGCACCAATGATAAGATCTGCTATTGCCGTTCCGAGACTGCTCCAATGGAAGTTTTCTACAAATGAATCAACGAACTCAAATGCAGAGTTAATAGCTTGCGCTATTGTCACACCTATTGATGTGAACAATCCAGGAGTTTCAAGGAAACCATTCAGGAATGTCGCAATGCACTTCGCAATCTTTCTCAGAGATGCTTTGATGCCGTCCCACGGAATGCTATCGAGGGCTTCTTTCAGTTTCTCCCCGAACATTCTTCCTACATCGTAGAAATCAGCTTCATCCCAAGCATCCTTAATCATCTGTGCAAGATTTTTGTACTTATCCGCAATCTCGTCTGTTTCATAACCGCTTCCATCGGCTCCGCTGTTGCTTCCACTGCCGCTTTTATCATCACTTAGGATGTTAAGCTCATCTATGCCGGTGGTAAGGTTCTTTGCCGCCTTTGCAGCACCATTTAAGGAATCTGTATAATCTTTATTCTGTTTTATTGCTTTGGTATAGAACTTCTTACCTGTGAGTGCTGAGAAGAACTGTGCCAATGCGTTTGTTGCTGCAACGAGCTTCTGAATCAGATAATCCAGAATCGGAGTAACTACATTCAGTATTGGCTCAAATGCAGTTGTCAGTGATGCTCCAAGCTGTCGCAAATCGTTGTAGAGCAGATTTACGTTTTTGTGAAACTCTGTTCCGGCTCTTTTTGAATAAATAACAAGGTTATCGAATCCTGTTTTTACGAGTTCAAATAGGTGTGTAAACATTGAACGTAATAACATGAACGTTCCAAGTCGGATGATTGAGCCGAGTTTCTTTGCAAATGCACCAGATTGTTTTTCTGAAAATCCAAGGCTCTCTCTCACTCTTTTTTTGAGTTCCTTGAATTTATTTATAATTGCAGCAATCCCAGAACGGATTTTGTTCACTACCGTTTTCACGGCAGAAATGATTTTTTGTGTCTCGTTCTTTACGGCATTTGCCACTTGCCTTACCGCATTGATGATTGCAGTAAGGATTGTCAGGATAATACCAATAATCGGTATCGCCGCCTGAACGGCTTCAAGGCCTACCGCCATAGACTGGAATCCGGCATTTGCCGCCATGCCCCCGGTTTCAATGGCCGGAAGAATTGATGCAATTCCACTTAATATAGAAGAAAAGGTTCCAAGTCCACATTTCTGTGCTGCATCCCCTATGGACTTAATGGACTTTGCCACATCCTCCATATTTTTAGGAGACTGTGAAACCGTTTCCTTGAACTGCTTAAACTGTTCCTGTGCCTGTCTGAGACCATTCACAGCTTCCTCATACTGACCGGTATCAAACCGTATCTTTCCACTCTCCATACCGCTGACAGTGGCTTTGTACTTATTGATCTGGTCTATGAGTTCCTGGATACGTCTATTAGCCGGATTTGTGTTTGCCTGATTGAGACTTTCGTTTAAGTTTGTCTGTCCGGCTGCTGCGCTTTGTCCGGCAGTTCCGAGGTTGCTTTCCTCTTGTGCCAACTGACTTGCCGCTGATGCGGCACCGTTCATTGCTGCCTGTGCCTCTTCTGATGCAGTCGCAACGCTTTCTGTGGCTGCCGCTGCTTGCTGACCGTTCTCCAAAGGCTGTACACGTCTCTGTGCCCCCTCAGAATCAATTCTGATGCTGACGCGATTATTCGATCCGAGGTTTCCAAGTGCTGTGCTGACTTCCTTTACAGTAGCCGCAACCTCTTTTAATTTCGCCGTATCAACTCCTGACAGAGACTTAATGGATGATGCAATGCTTCTCATACCACTTCCGGCATTTTTAAGATCATCTCCAACGCCGGAGAAACCACGCATTACATCAAGAATCTGTTTTAACTTTTCTGTATCTAATCCCTCAGTGATTTTCTTCATTGAGGTAAGAGCTTTTGTTACTTTATCAATACCACCGTCTGCCTTATCAGTGGTGGCTTCTATTTCCAATAAAATGCTATCTACTCTGTTATCAGGCATTTTGCCACCTCACTTCGTAAAACCCTGTCCGTGGGTGGTATTGTTTGTCCGTAAAATAAGAAAACATGGGGAACTGCGCCGGACTTGCGCTGTTTCGGTTCGTCAACCTATCCCCATGTAATCAGCTACTTTTCTCTTCGCTGTCTCAATCGCTTATTATGTTCTGCGGCAAAGGCAGCGAATCTGTCTGCATCCGTCATTTTTGCTCCCGGCGGTGCGTCCTCTGTGCTGTTCATGCTTCTTGGTTGGCTTGGGTATGCCGGAGCATTTCTGCCAAGGAAGATTGCCATGGCATCTACGACATACGAACCAACGGACCACGCCAACGTATCTAAGGCTGTGGCCTGTTCTTTCGCTTCCATTTCTCTCTTCTTTTGGAATGGCTCTAATTTCGTAGGGTTTAATGTCCAAAAGGTCTCATAGGAAACTCCATAAAGGAGAGCGTTGGGAAGCCAAACTTTATTGATAATCTCTGTAAATGTTTTGTATTTACTGAGATCTATTTCCTCTACTCTGTTGCCGCCTTGGTTTTCTTTCCTCCGCTCTTCGGAGGTTCCTCGGCTTCCTCGCCAAAACCCGCGGTTTTCATTGCCTCCGTAAAGGCTTCCATGACTTCATCCATGGAACCGCCGTACTTCAAATGTTCGCTCAGTATCTTTCCGGCTTTTGTGAGATCCTTTGTGCCGGTAAGGACTGCGATGATCGCTCTGATTGTCTTAAAAATCTTCATGTTCTCTCTGGTATCATCATCCAGAAGTCCCATTACATCTACATCGTGATCTTCCAGATCACACATAAGGTTTGTAAAATCGAGATCTGCTACTTTAATCTCTTTAGGTCCATTCGCTGTCTGTAAAATCATACTTATTAACCGTCCTTTCGTTAATCTGTCCTATTTGTACGGCAGAGGATTATTCCCCTGCCGCTGTTTCACTTTTTCACGCTGTTACATAATGAAGAGCCTCTTCGCCCTCATCAGTAATGGAGAATGACATTTCTCTCGCATTGTTGGAAGATCCGCTTGTCGGATATACTGCCATAACACCGGCCCACTCCCATTTGCCGTCAACACCCTCTTCTCCAAACCATAACTGGTATTTATCAACTTTTCCTGCTTCCTGCAGATCCAAGAGTTTCTTGTAATCAGCTTTCTCATACCATGCTTTGAAAGCAAGATCCCCTGTGTCCTCGATACCGTTAATGGTTCTTTTCTTCGTATCGGAAAGTGTTGTAACATCGAGTTTTTCCTTTTCTCCACCGAGATCCGGGTACTCAGTAATGTCGATCAACTTCTCAAATGTTCCGGGAGCATCTGCTTTCTCGTGCATGAGATATGTCACATTTGTACATTTTGCCATCTTCGTTCTACCTCCTTGTGTTTCCCTTTGCCTAAGAGGTAAAGCCTTGAATTTATTAAAACCACCGGCAGACACCAGGCGAGTGCTTTTCGGGAGCGACCCTAGCCGATGGAGTTAATCATGTTTCCAGTTTTGAGAATCGGGTAAGGAATTGTGAAATGGAAGTATCGCTTACATTCTCCACAGGGGAGAAGTAGTCACAATGAAATCCAATCCCTACCATATATTCCCTTGCGGAATTTGCTAACTTCCGCACTTCTGAGGCGGATTTGTTTGAATAGAATTTGACTTCCAATCCAAGATTGATACCGTCCTCTGTATTTGAAAGTGTGGATAACGCTCCGTCTCCGCCTATCTGTTTGAAATACATATAGGGGAATGACGGTGGTGTAGCTTTATACACCTGTCCTCCTTTCAAACTGCTGTATTGTTTCTGCAAGTCTTTCAGGAGGTTCGTAAAATACAAATTCACATTGTCCTTAACCATCCTTGAATACCTCGCTTGCTATTTTTTGTGCTTCTTTCCTCAGATATTGTGCCGTCTCATACATGAATGGTCTTGACGGCATACCCTCTGTAAATCGCCATGTGCCATCATCAGCCGGATAATACCAACCCTCTCTGCCGTCTTTCGTGGTAAAGATTGTTGCCCCGGAATTGTACGCCCAGTTCATTATTGCCTTGTACTCTTCGCTTGGGTGGGAACTGTCCCTACCCTTTACACCAGTACCAAACTCAATGTACTTGCAGTACCCTCCAGCACTTATGATTCCAACTCCCTCTGCCTCATCCAGATAACCGATAATGGAAGATCTTGCCGTACCGGTATCAACCGGAACTAACTCCTGTGCCTTTTCAACTCCGAGGTCTGTAAGTCTCTGTATAAGTTTCTCTGCGCATTTGTGTATACGCTCTTTCCGCTTTTCCAGTTTCTTAATAGCCTCATCTATGCTGTCCGGGTCAAAGGGATTGATCGTTATTTTGTCCTGCATGGATATTCCCCTTAATCTTCCGTATCGCCCATAGATTCTGTTGCAAATCATGTTTCGGGCAGACACATATATAATCCGGTTCTGTATCTGTGGAACCGTCCTCGTTGAGAATAGGAACCACATCTATGAAGAGTTTTGAGTATTCATCAATCGGCAATTTCTGTACGGTTGATATGGTCTTGTCGTAGACAATATCTTTACCAAATGGGGAGTCCTCGGCATTTCCTGAGTTCGGACTTACTCTCGCAAGCACACGAACCGGATTTGAATACTTCGGTATGCTCTCCCCGGTAAGGTTGCCATCCTCGTCCACTTCATCCACCGTTCCGTCATAGGTCTGGTAATAAAAAGGGACTTGGTTCAATCTGAGGTCTTTAAGTCTCAGCTTCGGCATTGCCATCCCTCCTTAACAGACCGACATAGGTTTTGGGTGGGATCTTCGCCAAGGCCAACTCAATATCTTTCTTACCTGTCTGTCCCCAGTTCCGGGTAACTCCAAGTTCTGTGTGAGATACAAGTCCGCCCCTCGCATCGTCAGAGTTTATGGCTTTCGCCAAATCATAGATTTCAAACTCATACCGGTTATAAAATCTCTCCAACTCTGCCTCTGTCGGAATATCATCATCCACCCAAAAGTGTTGATTTGCAGCCTGTTTCTGAGCTTTCACAAGGAGGACGGCAATCTGTTCGTCAGTGAGAGTTTCATCATCTAAAATGATTTTCAACAATTTAGCGTCCATAATCCGTCCTCACTTTCTTACCCTTGCTGAGTTAAAAACTCTGCGATCAGCTTTGCTTTTACGGTTTCTTTCATGTCATACCCACGTTCCGCTGCGATAGCCTTAATCTGTGCTACTGTCAGAGCGTTAAGTTCTTCCTCTGTGTACTTCTTACCAGTAGCCGTCTCTTCTGAAACCGCATTCGCTGATGTGGAAACAGAAGAATCAACTACCTCGGAACCACCGTTAAGGGTATGACCTGTTATTCCCCCGTTGTACCGGCTGCCGTGATCTTGCTAGGAAGATCTGTGGAAATATTAGTGAACTTCGCGCTCATCCACTCAGGACCGTGATCCAGACCGATCTGACCGAAGATCTGATAAGTTTCTCCTGCGCCTGTCTTAGCAAGCTGCTCTAAGAAGAAATTACCCTTACCAGGAACCATCTGATGAACAGGAGCCATGATGGACGGATCGAACAGAACGGCAGTACCGGCAGGCATGGTATCGAACAATGCGACTGCCACCTCTCCAAGAGGGGTAACTACGGTCTGTAACTTGATACCGTTTACTTCTCTTCCGAGAGGAACGATAGTCAGGTTGTTCTGCTGAGCGTCAAGGTTGAGCTGCAACATAGTGGTTGCATCTACACCGAGAACGATATTGTCTGTCTTTGCTCCCTGATCGTGAATGGACTTTAATCCCTCTGCTACAAGCCAGTAGGTAAGAGGTTTCTTTGCGAGATCGAGTATATTGGTTGTAATCGCAGTCAGAAGTCCTCTGGTCTGGTTTGCCTCTGCATCAGTAGTAGCTTTCGCATACTTACCATTGATGAAAGTGTACTCAATATCCTGTGCGATCTTCGCCATTCTACGAGATACCTGGAACGCAAGTTCATCCATAGGATTTGCCTGCTGACCGGCTACGTTGATACCCTGCAGTGTACCCATGTTGCTCTGCTTTCCATAAGAAATCGCTACGGACTTCTGGAAGATCTGAGTTACGTTGGTAAGCTGACTTCTGGTTACAATTTCCGGCTGTGGAGCGGTAAGGGATGCTGTTTCAGAAATCTTAGGCTGTTCGCCTGTTTCTGTGTTGTACTCCTGGCCGCAAGTAAACTCTACATGATTGGTTACGAGAGGTCTTGCGCCAATCATAGTAGAGAACGGTGTTGCCTGCTGCCCTTTAGCGAATAACATTCCGCTAAAATTAGGAACAGCGAATGATGTTGCTGTGCCCTGTGCCATAATTCATTACCTCCTTAAAAGTTATGCCTGCTGATTGTTAGCGGCATTTTGACTTAATATTGCAAGAACGGCGGCCTGTGTATCGCCTGCGTCCATTGCCTGCTTGATCTGTGCTGAATAGTCAACCTGACCTACGTTTCCAGACTGCGGTGTAGGCATCTGAGCTAAATACTGTGCGCGGATTTCAGACTCTTTCTGCTTATCCCTCTCTGCCATGAACTTAGAGATGTTTCCAGTAACGACATCCATATTTCCCTCATACTCTGCCGTTGCTGTTGCCTTTGCCATTTCGGTAGGCATACCCATTCCTAAGTAACGCTCCGATGATTCTGTTACCGACTTGAACTTTTCCAGTTCCTTGACATAGGCATCTCTCTGTGCCGCCTGTTCTGCCTTTGCTTCCGCTTCCTGTTCCTCGGCTGTCTGCTTAGCTCTGAGCTGTTTTCTCAGATTGCCCTCGGATGTGCATAACTTGTCATTGTCAGACTTTAACTTGGCATTATTGGCCTTTTCCTGTGCAAGCTGTGCCATAAGGCTTTCAACTGTAAGTTCATTGCCGTTGCTGTTATCCTCCGGCTTGGTTGTCTGAGTCTGCTGCTGTGTACCGGAAACCTGAGTAGTAGGCTGTTTCTGCGGTTCTGTCTGAGTCTGCTGCTGTGTCTGGTTCTGAGTTGCTGTACTGTTTACATCTGCCATAATTGACCTCCTGCGTTTGAACGGTTCTCTCCGTATAAATTTCTGCGTTTTTTTACTTGCGTCTCTGCAAGACAATAGTTGTATGCGTTTTGTAAGGATTTTCTCTAACCCGTTATGTGATAGGGATTTCTCCCTGAATAACCGAAAAATGAGCCGGACACGATTCATCATCACATCCGGCTCATAGGCTCTAACTGTATGAAGTTAGTTTTTCTTTGCTGCCTTTTTGGTAGTGGTTTTCTTGGTGGCAGTTTTCTTTGCAGTGGACTTCTTAGCTGCCGCTTTCTTATCAGAAGATTTCTTCGCAGTCTCCTTTTTGGAAGCTGCTACTTTCTTCTTATCGTCCATTTTCTTCTTGCCTGCTGCCGTCTTTTTGCTTGCTGTTGCCATTGGCTCTACCTCCTAATTTATAATTCTACGCACCGGCAGTTGATTATTTCATCTATCGGTGCGCCCATACTATCATCAAGTGGGAACATCATTTTGTACCCATTGATGGTAAAAGGCTCATTTATCGGAACTGTCTGCCCGTCAGCCTCCCAATGGCTTACCCGGACACGTTCATCTCTCATACTTACCCATGTATGGGTGTCCTGCCTCTCGGCAAGGTTCTGATGATTGATCCAGTTATATATCCAGTTGGTTTCATTTAAGGCAATCTCGGTTGCTCTGACTTCCGAGAACATCCGCTTAACACTCTTTGGAACATCCTCTTCTTTCATAATGCCACCGGTCATGCGAGACATTTTATAATCATCGTTTCCGTTGGCGTTTGCTACCGCTCTTTCGGTTGCCTCCTGAATGTACTTTGCAAATCTGTATGCCTTTTCTCTTACCTCTGTCTCGTACTGATATTCAGAAGCCATGGCAAAATAAAGATCCATAAGCTCATTTTCATAATCAGAACTCGACTTCTCGTAAAGGAATATCCCGGAGAGAAGATTCATAAACTGTGCTGCGAAGAAATCAACAAGGGCATTGATAAATTCCTTGGCAGTATTTATCCGGCGGAGCTTATCGTCTTTGAGGATATTCATTTCATCAAAGTATTGTACCGGATCATACATATCTCACACCGCCTATTCTTCTACCATTGCCGTTTTGCTCGGCTGCTTTGATTCCTCTGTCTTATCCTTTTCCTCGTTGTTCTCCCCACCGTTCCCCTCATCATCCTTATAGGCGTTAGGGTTCGGCTGCTGCGTTTTTTCTTCCTTGGATGCAAGTTTCTTCTGCATGCCCTCGATAATAGTCTTACTGTCAACCCATGCCTGCTGAGGATCTGTAAACAGTCCAACAGTATTGAATGAAGTGAGACCGTCTACTCCGGCATTTAGTAATGCCACAAGGGAGTTTGTTTTTGACACCAGATCGTATGTCTTGGTTCTGCAGAAACGTATTTCAACGTCTGCCGTCTCTATATCTTTCAGACCGTCATACGATCTCTGATCTGCCTTGATTATCTCTATTGCCAAATCAATAATCTGCATTTCCGGTTCCGTGAATAACTGTTCAACGGTCTTTGCGGAAATCTCCAAACACTGCCATCCATTTGATAGCTGCATTGCTCCTGTGGTAGAGCCGCCGCTTGCTTCCTGCCATGACGGAGTAGAAGTAATCTGCTCCAACTGGGAATTGAGATGATCCACAAGTTTCTGTACCTCACTCTCATTCAATGTCTGATTGAGGTAGGTAATCTTTGCTTCCTTGCCGTCTCCGGTACTCTTTGTCATAATGACACCATCGCCGTCAACGAGATTTTTCTTACCCTCTTCATTTACTTGGCAGTTGTGCATCCAAAGTAAGGACTGAACGTGCTGCAATATATCATTGATACGGTCTGAATCCACAAGGTTCATGGCATCCATGAGTGGGATAACCTTTTCAAAGATACCCATGCGGTCATTCAATGCAAATTCTACGACCGGTATTCTTCTCAGTGGGTTCGGAGTGATATTCTCTTTCAAATGATAATCCGTTGTATTAAGCTCATGCTCAATGGTGTAACAGAATCTACTTGAATATGCTGTGAGAGTGATGGTTCCATCATCGTGTATGAAGTAGGTACATCCAAGCACCGGTTCTCTGTACGCATCGTTGGAATACACCACGAATGTTGTCAGTGGACTCGGAACCAAAAGCTCAAACGGAGAATAACGGCTTGGATTTCTGTTCGGCAACATCATCTGGTAACCGACTCCACAGATAAACAGATTTCTTCCAAGGGCAATGTCCTTTGCCGATTTGCTCTGCTCCTGCATCATTTTGTTGAGCATGGCGATTTTCAAATCGTCAATGTTCTCTCCGTTATCCTCGTCCTTTTTCTTTAAGAAGCCGAATAAGGCTCTCTTCTGTTTCTTTGTAGGCTCTATCTTTGCTCTCTGTACGAAAGTAATCGGGTTGGAAAAACAATATCCCAGATGCACGTCCACAATCTTTGAAGCATTGTTTTCTACGACTGTGGCATTAAGGTCCGATCTGATTTTCTTTTCACGGTTGAGAATTGGCTGATTTCCTCTCTCATACTCAAAAAGGTATACTTCCTCGGCAACATTTTCCTGATGTTCCATAAATGCTTTTGACACAACCTGTATGATATTGTCTTTCGTTATCTCCCTCTCATCAGTCATTAACATTCGCCTACCGAGAGTCGGACGGTTGCTTGCGTACATGAAGTTTCCCCTTTCCGAATAAAACAAAAGAACCGATCAAGTCTACTTATGACTTAACCGGCTCAAAGGCTCTTTGCTTAATTCTATTTTTATTACTTCCTTGCACCCACGGCAGTTTATGAAAATCGTGCCGGATGCTCCGGGTGCTTTCTTGAAAAGAAGTTTTTCACGGTTTGCCCGTGCCTTACATACAGGGCAGTATACGTTTTCCGTTTCCAATATAGCTGCTCCTTTCTGTATGTGGATAGTTGCGTGGATGGGATTTGAACCCACGACCGTCTGATTAAAAGTCAGATGCGCTACCGAACTGCGCCACCACACATTACTGGGCGGCTCGCCACCGCCCTATCCTACAATAATGGAGGAACCCATGGCCTCTCGAAAGAGGCAAGAGCCAAGAGTGGGAATCGAACCCACAGCCTTTTGATTACAAATCAAATGCTCTGCCAGTTGAGCTATCCGGGCTTACCAATATGGAGTAGCGTTCACTACTCCATATCAAGAAAGGGATAATCCACCAACGTCTATACCAAGACACCATCATTTTAACAAAAAAGGAATGATAACGCATTAAAATATCGGTGTAGCCGATATTCAACGTAGTCATTCCTTTTCAAATGATATAATTGAAAGTTAAATGATGTAATTGAGTTCGTTATTCTCCGTGCTTGGGTTCGTAGTCTATGCAATAATCATCCCATGATGCAACCGCTCCGTAACAATCACTTTCCTCATTGGCGCATATCCAATCCGTTGTCCCATTGAAATTCTCATGCCATATACATGATCCGCAATTTTCACTACATCCCATTCTGCATCTCCATCAATCTCTGTGCCTCTTCTGGGCTACATACAGTCACTCCGGTTTCTTCCTCACACTTCTTTACCATACCGGCTCCGTCCCCGGCATAGTTTTCCCAAATGTGCTGTGATTCTACGAACACATCATTGATACGCTTATATCCGAATCCATAGGTTCTGTGAAGTGCTATGGCAATCGCAGCATATATCTGTGGAACCATCTGGTCTGCCGCAGTAGCAACGTTCTGTGAGCGGTTTCTTCTGGCGATTTCATTCAGGGAATTTATCAGTTTGTTATTCTTCGCCATATCTTTCCTCCAGTGCATCCTCAATAATAGAGTCCGTGTAAAGAAATTCTTTCATATCTGCTCCGTAGCAAGACGGCTCGATAGGTTCTCAACCATAACAAGCCATTCCATGAGGACATTCAGCGTTTTCAGGACAATATTTGCAATAATCCTCTCCGTCATGTGTTTTCAGCCATTCATCAAGGATTTGTTCGTCTCGATGCTTTTCAAATACCGCTATTGCATCTGCCAGAAAGTCGGTCTGGGCAAACCATTTCAGATCGTCAATCACTTTCCACGGGTTATTGCCAGATACATTCATACAAACTTCATGTAACCTTTCCATTTGATCGCAGTCTTTATATTTTTCCTCTATTTCTGCGATAGGAGATTTTAATGCGTGATAATTGCGAATGTGAACATAATTGAAGTATGCCGAGGAATATTCCCCTACTTCATACTCTCCGGGTTCAAATGTGTGGTTTTGCATCACGATCTGCAAAGCAACTGGAAGCTCGATAATGAGCATTTCGGCTTTTTCAATATCCTCAGCAGCGTATTCTCCGCTTTCTTCATCGCAGTGCCATCCCATGATTTCACACACATTCGTTGTGGGGCCGCTGTTCCCGAATGGTCTTTTAACATCTATTGCCGGTCTATACCTATCCTTAGAATCTATTAAAATGGAGATTCTAAAATTAAGGTCTGTCATAATCTTTATGTGCTCCGGTTTTAATTTAAAACTTGGCATATCAACCTACCTCCGTTTCGTTCCTCTGATTGTGTGTTTCTTTTTGCTTCCCATGAATCTTCCACTGCCCTTTGAACTGCCGAATATGAAAGCGGACATATTGCCACCGGACGGTTTCTGCGTAAGTGGTGTTTCCGGCGGTATCGGTTTGTACTTCGGTCTCCATACCATGACAATTTTATTGTCTTTATGATCCACAAATCCAATGCCATCGTCCAGAATGGTAAGGTTGAGCTTATGCTTAATGCAAACATCCTGAATATCGTCCAGACACATTGTTGCTCTTTTCTGTGCGTCCGTAAGCCCAATCATGTAATTTTCTTTAGCCATTATCTTTCTCCTTTTCTCTCATCAGTCAATCGTACAAAAATCATGTATATTCTGAACCGGTGTCCTCTTCTGAGGGTGTGGTGGTTCGCCTTGGTGCGGAAAAATCTGTTCAATCTTTTTCTCAATTATCACTTCCTCCGTTTGCCTTTACTTCTCAGTTTTCCAATCTCATTCAAAATCGTTCTGTAATCTTTATCTATGATTTCAACAATTCTATCTCTGCTTTCCTTTATGGCGGTTGCGTAGCTTTCCAAAATTATCGCAGTAACGACATTGGTTTCATCTGCGCTGAGAGATGTGGAAGTGGTATTTCCGTCTGCGTATATAGAGAATTTTGCTGCGGCACCTGTTTTTGAATTTTCGTTGTATGCCTCTATGCTATCTATTGTCTGCTTTGCGGAAGATGTTAGGGAGTCGATGTTGCCAATCAAATCCTTGCACAAATAATATTCGTTTGTTTGCATAGCACCCTCCCTATCATATCTCAGTGAATCGTTCCATATCGTAGTTATCCCGGATGTAATCAACACATTCCTGTAATTTGCCTTTCAGAAATTCATCTGTGACAATATCCGGGTGTATGGCATACAGAACGCAGCTCTTGCCCTTGCCATTCTCTCTGAACTTCTGGTAATCAAATACCATGGTAAAGAGGGGTATCTTTGTGAAATTCTTTGTTTTGTATCTGAGCCACAGGTTATACAGTTTTCTCATCATTTCCCGTTTCACTCCTTACTCTGTCTGGATTTACCTTTTCTGCACACTTTTCACATATAAACTGATTTTTGTAATTTTTAATCAATGCAAGATACGGATATTCTTCATTTCCAAACTTATATCCGCATACGAAACATTTATCCAAACATCGGTTCTTGATTCCACGTGATTCTCTGAACGCCAATGTTTCTCCGATAGTTTGCCTCCACTTAGCGCAATCGCAAATCTCATATTCTCGTACAGTCGTTTTTGTTATTTTCATCTTATCGGTTTGCCATCCTTTTCTTGATAATCTTCTGTCCCTCTTCGCTTTCATAGAATCGTTTAATCGTGCCAAAACAAAATCTAACGCCGTCCGGGACAGGCATATAGGTAAGCAGTTCTCCAGTTTCCAATCTCATCTCACAAGTTTTTATTCCGAATATCTTTGATTTGCACGTCAACTGGAATTTATATTTCTGTTCTGCCATAGTCCTCTCCTATCTCTGAGAACTTCGTGTAGATCCTGTTCTCAGCGTAGTAGATGTTGTAATCTTTCTGCCGGATGTAATGCCACAATCCTTTTTCGTGACCGGCTTTCAGGAAATCATGGTTGTAATACTCTGTCTCGTACCGTTCATTAACCATCTGCCGGAAACTGAGTTCATCTATCTGGTCTGAGGAATGAACAAAGTCTGAAATCTTGGTAATATCCTCTTTCGATAATTTTTCTGTTGCAACGAACACAACTCTCACAATTTCCGTTCCGTGTCTCTCCACATATTCCAAATCTTCAACGGATTGCAGATGATACACCACTCTTTTGCAGAAATGGTACGGAAACTCCGACTCTGTGTAGCTCGTGTGCATTTCCATTGGAATACCGGCTTTAATGCAGATACCCATAACCATGCCGAGATACATCGGTACAAGAGGATTGTCACTATACCGGTAAAGCGGATCTCCACCGCCGGAGATAGATACGATATTCGCTCCGGTCAATGTAATGGCATCTTCCAGTTTATCCAGACCGTCCACCGTGGATTTTGGCACTTTAATTCCATTTTCCCGGACTATGCAGTAAGGGCATCTGCCGTGGCAGCCAAAGTTCGTTATTACACTCAAGTATTTATCCATTGATTGAATCCTCCCATTTCAGTAGAAACGATTTTCCTGTTTTTAATTCTTCTAATGCCTTTTCGTCAACATCAATCCAATGTTGTTCTGTCTTTCCGCATTTTTCACATTTCACAATACACAATCTCAGTGGATAGCCCATATCGTCTTGCTGTAAGGCATTGCTTCTTTCTATGACTTTGAAATTATGTCTACATCTAAAAAGGTGCATAGCAGTTATCCTCCTTATTCCACAATTTATCTACAAAGACCTCTTCTATCCTTGCCAGAATCTTATCAGCTTTCACATCACTTTCAGGAACTTCGAGGTAAGTATATGTCTGCATGATTGCATTTGAACCAAAAGTACCCATGACAAAGGAAATCGGGTTGCCGAACCTCTTGCACAGGAAATACTCTAAAAACTGTTCGTGATACTTATTTGCATGAACGTACACATATCCATGATCGCCATATCCTCTGCCCTCATTCAAATCTGGATTGTAGTACACCTTGTAAACCTTGATTGATTCTCGTATTACCTTTTTATCGTGTTCTTCCGCTTCTTTCTCATTATCAAACTCTTTTCCGTCTGATGCTGTGTAGATAGTCCTTTTCTTTACCATTCTAACCTCCAAATATATGCTTCAAATAATTTTCAAATATTCTGCCAAATCTTTTTCGTATTTCAGTGACTTAAAACAGACAGTACCACATTCAGCATCATAGCTGTATTTACCATCTGTTCCGCAATCTCCAAAACCATACCCGCAAATCCCCATATCTTTTTCGTAGTAATCGCACTTATAATTGTTTATGTTCGGTTCTTTATCTTTTCTATTAACCATTTATTTCTCCATAAAAAATAGGTGGTAGTCATTCCGACCGCCACCTACTGTTTCCTGACTTATTCTACTGTGATGCAATCATATCTCTCAGAATTGATTGTGTTCTCCATCGCCTCAACCGGATTGTAACCAAGGTTCTGCAGGATCTGTTTGAATACTGTCACGGACTGTCCGCTCGCAAGCTGCACACCCTTACGGTTGTGATCTGCATGGAATACATCGTGTCTGCTATTCACATTCCAGAAGATAATGTTCGGGATTACATAACCGGCCTTGCGGAACTTATTTGCCATCTTGTCATAGAACGACCACTCACGGTTTCCGCAATAGTCAATTTCCATATCAGAGATAACAACGATTGCTTTCGGCATTTCTTCCTGTGGAGTATTGTGTTTTTCCGCAATTTCAAGAACTCTCTCAAAAGCGGCTTTAAGGTCTGTATTCATATCCCAATTTGCTTTACTTACGTTGCGTATCTTCTGTTCAAGGGTTTCTCCCCTCAGAATAACCGTCTCTGGTCTGCCAGAGAACGTCATAAACAGATTGTGGTATGCACCCACATTTCTCTCTGCAAAATAGATTGCAAGACCGATTGAGGTTGCCATAGGTCTGCCTCTCATGGAACCGGACACATCTGCCATAACTAAAGCATTTGTCCCTTTCTCCACATAATCCGGCAATGCTTTCCACTGTGCTTCGAGTACCTTGCTGCTCTCTCTTCCGTAAAGGATCTTCTCAACAATATCGTAAGGGAACAGTGTTGAGGCATTGATTTTTACCTCTCCCTTTTCTGCCTTATTGATAAACTCTCCAAACCTATCAGCATCATGTTTCATAAATGCCTTGCGGTAAATCATCATCGCACGGCTCGGAACTTCCGGGTATTTGATTTCATCCCATCTTCCGACGGACATGAGGCTTTCAACGACACCGATCTGTTTTCTCATGCTACGGACGATTCTCTTGAAATTGTATACCGGATAGCCTAATTTCTGCGCCGTAAGGATTCCGAGTTTTCTTGTGGCAGAGCTGCTTGCATCTGCGGTCTTAATCCACTTTGCAAGTAAAGAAATTGCATTTCCGGCATTGAGATTCTGTAAATCTTCCTCAAACTGTTTCTTCATTGCCGCCCACATATCGTCCTCCAACGGAGTACCGATAAGCTCATACAGATCATCATATCTTCCGAACACACCAACCAAATCAAGGTTCGGTTTGAGTGCTTCCGGGTGTTTCTCTGCCATATAATGGATAATGGTTCTGAAAGTCTTTCTCTCTCCAAGACCTCCGCGAATATCTCTTGCATAGAACGCAATCTTTGTGGCAAAGAGTTTGTCCTGTGCGTATGCCTCTGCAAACAGAGTGGTAATTCTGTTCTCATCAGCCTCTCTCAGCGATCCGATTGTACCAAACAGATCCAGTCGGGCATCGCCAGAAGTATTCAATGCCACTGCACCGTTTTCAGTCCGGGTAAATCTACCCTCTTCTCTCATTGCATCTGCAAAGCTCATGTTTTCCTACCTTTCCAGGACTCTCATTTACGGAATTGAACCGTTTCACATTGTTTTTTAGACATTTGCTTTAACCATTGTGATTGCTGTAGGAGTCCCTATAAAATTGTTTACCGTTTCATTGTCAGGACACTATTGGGGTTTATGATTAACAGTCATATCCAAAAGGGTTGCTGTAAGTGTCCCATGTAAAGTTTTATGCCTATCTGGCTAACTTTTTAAGTTCATACCGCCTGTTATGTATCGCTCCGACAGAACGACCAATCTTCTCAGACAGTTTAGAATCGGTAATCTCATGTTTGATTACCAGTGCATCTTCCTCCGCAGTCCACGGATGAGACGGATATAGAAATGACGTTTTGCTGTAATATCGCCTATGCTGCCTCTGACACGCCTTATGATACTTTTCCATATCCCTATAATCTTCTTTTCGGTTCATAGGCAACCTCTTTCTTTTTACATGACGCTGCTTCAAACGGGAAAACATTGTCAATGGAATTTTCTGTTTTGAAAGATTGCTGTAAGCGTCACTTAATTGCCCCGACAGGACTTGAACCCGTATGCTCGATTGCTGTAAGGAACACTCCTGTCAACCATGTTCCATCCGGTTTACCATAACCGGCAATCGGGGCAGAGACGATGAGAGGAATCGAACCTCTATCCGCAGCTTGGGATTGTTATTGAAAGGAGTTTGCTGATTATGCCACTAACATGACATTCTTCTTAACAGAGCTGCTGTGCTCCCTTTGCACCACATCGCCATATAGAGTGAGGGACGGACTTGAACCGCCGACATCGTCCTTAGCATGGAATGAAAGATTGCTGTTCGGATCACGGAACATGATCCATTTTTCTTTCGTGCTCTACCAACTGAGCTACCTCACTCATGTAATTGGCGCATCTTCTTGATTTGTAAGGACATTTGCGCCATCGCCTTGAATGGAGAGGGATGGATTTGAACCATCAATGAAGCAGGCCCCAAGCTGTAATATATTGCCGTCAACGCCACGAACATGACGTATTGTACATAACTGCCGCGTCTACCGTTCCGCCACCTCTCCATATTCAGTTTTCAATACGGAAATCCGTATGAGTTGCGGAGGTTGGATTTGAACCAACGACCTCCGGGGCATGAACCCGGCAAGCTACCACTGCTCCACTCCGCCATAATGGTTCTTCGCCCCACAAGAACCTCTGGACTTTCCGCTATGTCGCATTTCTCGCATACTCATCCTTAACCATCACACGGCCGACATCCCGAATGGTGGGCTTGATTGAACAATTCCGTACACTCACTATGGTTTGTTGTGATACGCCCTAACCACCGGGCAATGTCGATAGAAACTGTTTTTCAGACAATCTCTCTAACTCTAACTGGTTTAACGTCCGAAGTCAGGACGGCTTTGGAGTAATGGGATTTGCACCCATTATGGAACTATGCTACTGTTAGCCACACCTTTCGCAGTTTGGTACTCGGTACAATGGTTATGATTTTCAGTAGTTTGTTGGGGCGGTAGGATTACGGCTGTTTCTGTGGCTTGTCCTCGCACCTACCTCGTGCCTACCCCATTCCTTTACCATGATTATTCGTCTACCTATTCCGACAACTCCAAATTCTGAAACCTCCTCCACCGGTGGAATACGGTTTCATAGCGGTGCATACAGGACTCGAACCTGTACTGCATTTCTGCAGGACGACTTAGCAAGACGCTCCGCTACCATTACGGCAATGCACCATACGCCGTGTTAGGGATTTGAACCCCAGACCATCCGGTTATGAGCCGGACGCTCTAACCAACTGAGCTAATGGTCCATACCTCACACTGGGAGATTCTATGTGAGGTTTCGGAGGATTATCATAAGTGGGAACCCTCCGATGTAGGATTGCTGTCGGGGAACAGTAATCCCGAGTGGGAAGTGTTGGTGTCGAACCAACTCCTATGGATTTTCAGTCCATCGCTTCTACCGAGTTAGCTTACTTCCCATATTACGGCACTGTTACTATGCCGTAATGGTTAGGAGAAACTTTAATGCCATACCTTGTGTGTTTAGTCCGTTGAACTTATGTCCGTGTCACTTGGTATGGTCGTAGTATAGCGTACTAAACATTCTTTGTCAAGTGGAATAAACAAAATTTTCGAAAAAATTTGTTTTTCTGTGTGTAGTCGGCTTTACAACCGTTTTCCTGAACATCAGAAATCAGCTTGCTTACAGGGATTTTGAGAAAATTTGCTATATCGTATATCTTGTCGATTGACGGATAACTTTTGCATTGTTCCCAATCACTCACGGTATTCTGTGCCACATGAACGCCCGTTGCAAGTTCGTGTTGTGTAATTCCCCTATTCGTTCTTTCTTTTTTCAGGTTGGTGGCGAAACTATATTGTCCCATGCTATCCCTTTCTATATTCCTAAGTCACTTCTCTTCACTACCTGTCCCTCTCCGCCAAGAAGAGCATCTACAAACTGGGCGAACATTGCCAGAGCGTCCGGCGCATCATCATGTTTATTCTTTCCGAGCTGTGTATAACTGCAAAGGAATGACATCATCACACCGTAATCACTCTTTGGCTCATATTCTGTAATATCCTTGAATATGACGTGTTCCTTAACCCATGAAGAATTGACGATGATCTTGGTCTCTTTGTTCTGAGTAGTGTATTTCTTCGTAATATGGCATCTGCCGCCTTTGGCTTTAACAAGTCTCTCAACCTCATTTGCGGTTCTGCTACCCTCTTTGTTGCTCTCGAACTGTGCCTGCTGTACATGATGCTTAACAAGCATATCTGAGTTGAGTTCGTCCAAAGTCCCAGGGTCGATGTTTTTGAATACCAGATCTTCCAGATAGTATCTGTCTCCGTACTGATAGAAAACTCCGAGGAAGTTGTAATCTGTACCGGTGTCCTTGGTATCGCAGATTGCCAATATAGAATCCGGTTCTCTGTCCGGCAGTCCTCCGATATATCTCTGCAATTCTGTTGGATGATACAGAATACCCTCTCTCTCAATCGGATCGCTCTTATACAGGCAGCGATATGAAACATCATCCATCGACATTTCCATATCGTGGAAGTATTTCTCATCGAATCCAACATCATAATCGTAATCAAAGTTGCTTTTTCCGGTCTGAGGATCAATGTCTGGAACAGCAATAAACTCTGCCCTCGGATTGCCCTCATACATTCTTTCAAGCCGGCCAATAACATCATGCACACTCCATCGGGTTGCAATGTGGATCTCTTTTGCTTTCTTCTTTTTACGAGATTTAAGGTCTGTGGTGTACTCTCCGTACAACTTATCCAGACGATCAATAGACAGAGCCTCTTCGATACCGGAAACCAAATCATCCACATACAGAAATCCCTCACAACGGGTAACACCGGTAAGGGAACCTCTGATTGGTCTGCAGGTCAGCGTCTTAAACGGTTGCCATCTTCCAAGGTTTATTGTCTCTTCTTTTGCGTTATTTCCCTCAAATACAATGTCCGGGAACACATCGCTCCAACAATATTCATTGCTGGTAATTATGTTGAGAACGGCATCATAGAACATTCTCGTCATAAATCCAGAATGGGAGGACATAAGGTTTGGTGTGTTGGGGTAATGCCCCATTACAAACGATATGAAAAACTCTCCCAGTGTGGTCTTGCCGGTGCCAGGAGGCATTGATATTGATAGAATATCCAACTCATCATCAATAAGCCTCTGCATCTTCTGTACAAGCCAATAAATCTTATTTCTTCGTGGCTGATAGTATCTGTCCTCTGGATCTCTGTTCTTTTCCACATAAAGCAGATAAGAGTCAAAATCCTTATGTTCCTGTGCTAAGAACAAAAGAGCCTTATTGTACAAATCGTAATATTTAATATCTCCTGTCGCGCATAGTCTCAGTGCAAGGAATCTGACCTTATTCGCTAATTTCCGTGAAAGTTCTTTATCTTCCTGAATAACCTCATTTGCCATTCCGAGTAAGGACAGAAGATTGTCATAGTCACTCAGATCGCTTTTCAGAAGCCTTACGATAATCTCTTTATTCGATAGTTCGTGTTGAGCCATGAAAATTCATCCTTTCTCACGGCTCTACACGGCTCTATAATATTTAAGGTTTTACCACATTTACTGACGCACGGATTATAATGCCACGGCGCGCCGGATTTCTGCCTGTTTCAAATTTGATAAAACCCTCTTCGGCAAGTTTTAACCCTATTCTGCTCGTCAATTCTTTATGAACATACTTTGTTGCGCCATCACGTCCTGCATCGAATATATCCATCTCCATGCACTCGGCATATCTTTCTATCGGTCTTTCATCATACCTAACTTGAAACAGTGGTTCCCCTATCTGCGGTTGTGGCCGTTTCCTTCGTTCTGGTCTCTTTCTCCAATGCGGCCTGTTTACCGCTCGTCTCTGTCTGCGCATCTTTTCCTCCCTCTGTATTTTTACGATCTCTCACGCTCTTGCTACACACACTTACAATAACCATATTCAAATGATCGTTCTGTTTTCTAAGCTGTGTGTTCTGCTCTAAGAGCAGTTCATTCATCTGCGTGATTTCCTTTTTTACATCATTGTTGGACTTTGCATCTTTCCAACTCACGAAGATATAAATTCCCAGTACCACAAGCCATATAAGTGCAAAAATCAAATCTTTCATCTCTATTCCTCCGGCACATAATATAATCCATTGTCATAAAACTTCACGTCCGGCTCTCTGTCCGCACTTTTCAGCATAATCACAGTGCCGTTTGAAAATCCTTTCATTTCATCTGACGGAAGTTCTGCATTTTTCAGCATCATATACGGAGCGAATAAGATATGCAGCATCTCTTTGTAGACCTGATCTGTTCTTTCTTCCGTTCCGTACTTACCAATTACGGTATCGTCTGCAAAGATTTGTTTCCCTTGCAATGAAATTTCTTTCACATTTCCCATGTTGATTGTCGTATTTCTATCCTGATTTACTATAAACATTACTCATCCTCCAACCATCTGTTATCCAAATAGCAGAATCCGTATACCGCCGCCCCTATAAAGACAATCCATAGCATCCAGAATCCGACTATCATCGCCGTACTGCTGCTTACCATGTAATCCACAGCACTATCTAACGTATCAGTCTGAATGAACGGTGTTCCATCCTCTATTGTATTATCTTTGAGATTGGCATAGATAACTCCACTGTATTCTGTGTTGATAACATAGTACAAATACCTCACATGGGACGATTGCTTGATCGTATCATACAGGTAAGACCCTGGCATCTGGATTTTTCCATACGGAAACTCCACACCAAGGAATGATACTGTTTGACTATGGTTTTCCCAACTATCGTAGTAATCCCACGAATAATATACCTCCGTGGTGTAATAAGTCTGAGATTTTCCATTTACCGTCCGTGTATGTGCCACCTGTCTCGTGTGACGGTTATAGTGTTGTTCCTCAACCTTTATGTAGGCAGCTGGTACTCCACCTATGCCCGGATCTGTAACAGGATCTACTGCCACCAGATTTCCTTTCACAAACGCATTTCCTACATCAGTTCGCATACCGTACCGAAACAGCTCCGCATTTCCATCAATCTGCATAGCTTGATAGTATTCCTGATTCTGTTCGTCATTGTGTGAAGCTATCTTTTCGCTGATGAAAAATCCACCCATGAGCATGACAAGGATAATGACGATGCTAAACATGAGTTCTCGCACCGTCAAATCCCAACCACTGCCGGAGTAGATTATCTTACTCCATTTCCTCATAGGCTTATTCTCCAAACAGATTGCTTACCGGCTGTCTGTCCTCTTCGCTGTATTCCAGATAGTCATAATTGATAACCTCATATCCCATAACTCCCAAGATCTGCTTATGTGGGAATTTACGCACATATTTCTTATACGCCCTTACCTCATTATTGTAGGCAGTGCGGTACTGCAGGATCATATTCTCTGTGGTTGAAAGTTCATTCATCAGTTCCTTGTAATTCTCGTTGGATTTTAATTCCGGGTATGCTTCGGCAACCGCAGCTATGGAAGTTGTCACATTCTCAATATCTGTGGTGCTGCCATTGTTTCCTCTTGCTTCTACGACATTAAGAAGAGTCTCTGCCTCATGCTTATCGTACTCCTTGACGCAATCTGCCAGATTGTAGATAAGATCCGTTCTGCGTTTCTCCTGTGCCTGAATATCAGAGTCAGCCGTAAAGACCTGTTCCTCCAACGAAACCGCTCTGTTGTTGGTACTTACAAAAATTCCTGCTATCAGTAATACAAATGCGGCTACAATGCCGACAATAATCCATGTTCCTTTATTTTTCATTGTTGTTGCCCTCCATCTTTATCATAAATTTGTTTTCTGCCAATACGATTCCTCCGGGAGTTTCCGTGAATATTGGCTCTGTTCCGTTGTAAATCTGAAATTCCACATCATTCCGGCAGACGGCATCTCCGCCGTCCATCGGAATAGCTGCCAGAACTTCTTTTGTATCGGTCTTATAGACCACCACCGTTGTCATATTGCACCTCACATGAAGTAATCATAACCGACACCATATTTTGCCATGATAAGACTCTTTGCCATTTCCTCTAGCTTCTGGTGTTCGGTCGCATCCAGATACACGCCCTCATAGGTTCCACCCTGGCATCCCATCCAATCGTACTTGCAATGTAAAAGTTCATGCACAAGATCCTTTTCCATGCAGTGTTTGAACAATGTATTGTTCTCTTTGTAAGATTCATCGCTGAGTAACTGGATGTTTGCCAGACTGGATCCAAATATGAATGTGTTATATCCGGCAGCGTCAATTACCTCTTCTCCATTAGGGTTCATAATCTTATCCTTAACGTGTGCCAGTATTAGCCACCCATCAAGGAATAATCTGTGTTGCCACTCTCTCAGGCACTCTTCTAACTGCTCTTGGTTTTTGAATATGTCTATCGGTTTTTCTTTCCCATCTCTCTTTTCAAGAGTTCCACAAGTATTGTTCTCGAAAGCCGTACCGTCTGCAACGGAAAAGCACCATTTATCTCCATATCTGCGACCGCACACATAATCCCCTATCTTTACTGGTATTTTGCATCCGCACTGATTTCCTATGTTGGTAACGATCACCAACCCACCTTTTACGGTGCTATGGTCTATGAAAAAGTTCTCTCCACTGGCAGTCATATAATCATCAATTTTCTTGCCGCAAGTAAGCAGATCGAACATTTCACGCTGATTTTCCCCAGTCCACATCATGGTTTTTACTTCGTCCGGGGACTGCGGTTTCAAGTTCAAATTATTCATCATTCGCTCTCCTTTACTTTCTTGGCAGATTTTACCTTGATTTTCTTTCTACCGAACTGCTGATATACCAGAGCAGACGCATGAACACTGTCCGTGCTGCATACGGTAACAGTTCTGCGGATTGGTTTTCTCTCAATGGTTTCAAACACTACTTTGTACCACCGTTGTTTCATTGGTTCTGCCCTCCTGTATTCTCCCGTATATTCTTTCGCACTTTTCGGCGTGTCTGCATCTGATAGTCGTTAATGCCCTTTGTGTACGATCCGCCAATACAGTAATATCAACCTTATCAACATCAGCATCAAAATCAGGGCAGAAAGCGCAATAATCTTTCACTCTGAGTTCCATTCCATTATCCATGACAGCCCACCGCCTTTAGCATACCGATTTTCTCTACCAGGACATCAACCGTTGCGTTGAGCTTGCTGTTCTTAATGCAAACTTCCTGATAGTCCTCATATAACTTTCCACTGTTCAGCATTTCAGTCTGTTCCTTGACTGTGGCATCCAGCTCTGCATTGAAACTTTCAAGCTGTTCGATCTGTTTCCTCAGATCATCATTCTCTTTTTCTGCTTGCATATTTCTTTCTGCCAGAGATTTCTTGTTTGCTTTCAGTTTTTCGACCTCACTCGTAAGTTCTCCGAGTTTCTTTATCATTTCCTGCTCAGACATGGTTCCTTTTTCCTCCCTGTTTTACCCCCCCCCACGGAGAAAAAGTCCTCGTATATCGCTTTGATAACTTCCGCATCGTAGAGTGCATTGTGTTTTTGACCTTTCGGCAAATCAATTCCTCTGTTTGTAAGGAGCTGTTCTCTCGAAATGTCAAAAGCTGCCTTTTCTGAAATATCAAGCATCGTTGCAATGTCCTGATTGATGTCGTGACAAGCCGGTGTAATAAACTCAGGCAACTTCATAGCGTTTCCTGCCAATAAGTCAATCAGTAACACCATATCGTAATGCGAGACATCTGAAACGAATACCGCAGCATAATCACTGTCAAAATTAGCGTCCATTTCAAGCCATTCCATAAGTTCGCAACAAACATCTGCCTTACTGCCGATTACAGTCGTTGTTTTATTGTCGGCTGCCAGACTTTCTTCTAACTCCGCATTGCCACTCAAAACCAAATGATCGAGAACATTCTTCTCAATCCATTCATCACACATACCCTCATCATAGTCCGTCAACTCTGCATAGAACCTATCTCCTGTGTCTGAGACAATTCCTATGCTGATAAGAGTTGTGTCCTTACGCAGACCAGTAAACTCTGTGTCAAAAAAATAGGTTCTCATGTGGTTTCCTCCGTTTCTTCCGGTGCGGCTGCAAAATTCGCTCTTAGATTTGATGTGAACAACGACTGATAGACCATTGCGTAACTGTAAATCTCTCTATCCAATATCTCATCCTTTATTGCATCCGTGACCGAACTCTGCATGATTGCCGTAGGAATCTTTGATTTTTCATTCTCATAGGCTTTAATCAACACATCTCCATCATAGCCTTTTGCCAATTCTCTTAATGTCATATCTACTTCTCCGCTTTCTGTGCCTTTTTGGCTTTCTTGGCAGCCTTTTCTTCCTCTGCCATCTCAGGAATGAATTTACGGAAGATGTTGTTGTAATTTCCGTTGTTACCGGCCCACTTCTTCACGATAGCCATAGCCAGACCGGCTTCCTCGGAATAGGTATCAGCCTTTTTAGGCTTACGGATGGTTATTTCCTTGCCATCAACAACCTTTTTCTTGATTTCCACATTATCCATGCAGTTTACAACCGTCTTTGTGCCGTCAGACCAAAATACGATTGTTGCCGGATTCTGGAACAGGACTTTCTCGATACCGTATGCTCCAATAGGCTTGTCCTCAACCATTGCTTCTACACACAGTTTGTCGCAACGATACGGGCTGCCACATACATGATTGATCTTTCCAGCGTAAGTCGTGCCGTCCTCGCACTCAATAGTTACTCTCTTAAATTTCTTGTCCGCTAAACTTCTATCCATATTGTCCTCCTTAATACCTAACTGGTTAAAAATGTCTCTAAACGATGTTTCTCCCGGAATAGCGCATGACGCTATAACCTGATCTCTTAACAATCCGATTGTGGCATTTTGACATTTCTGTGAAAAATCCTCTGTGATACTCGCAACCGGTATATCATCAAAATCAGGCCATGGTTCTCCGAGACAGCGTGCTCTTTCGATGCTCACTCTCCGCCACTGTTCTGCCGATGATGTTGCCGTTACCTGTCTTGCATTTTCCCACCATCGGTTTTCGGTAAATGTCGAGTGTTGCATCACTCTGTCAAATGTTTGTAATGGTGGTATCAGCCGTTCTTTCGGTAATCCAAAGCGTTCAAAACCCTGCATGGCAAACGCTATCGGATCGGGTAAATGTGCCGCTTCTGGCGGTCTCCACGGTTTCTTTTCTTTCTCTTCCATTGGTGTCCTCCTTGTGATTTATTATCAAGGGTGGTATGCCCTTAATCTCATGTTGAAATTGTTCTCGATTTTCGCCACAACGCAGTCCTTTTTCAGTATGCACTTGGCACATTTTTCGAGATTCCTGTAAGGTTCTCTGCCAAAACACGGTTGAAACAGTTTGTTTATGGCAGATTTCTTCATTTTCACTTCAAAAGGTATTTCAAATCCCTCTTTCAGATGAGAAATATCCGGCATATCATACTCTTCATCCAGTGTAGGCTCGGATATTTCCTTAATTTCCGCAAGCGGTATGGGATCTCCGAGCCGTTCATCCATGATAAAGAGCTGTGGTTTTGTCTCATTTTCCATACATATCCCCCTACGCCTCTATCAGTGTGAATACACGCCTATATACATCCTTGTCCGGCAGAAGCGACAGCCTATTCAGTGTTGTGCCTCCAAGATAAACGTTAAATGTGCAATCCCCTATGGTTAATGTTCCTATGCTGCCAGGATCATTCAGATCCACTTGTACGCTATTGTGCTTATTTAATATCGCCCGTATGGTCCTGCATACTTCCTCATTTTCTTTTTCTGATGCAAGGCAATCAAAACACGGATTTTTATTCTTTGATGATCTCATAATATTCTCCCTCGCACTCTTTCGGAGCCATAGTTCCCCATCCGTCAGCCTTTCTCAGCTCATAATGGGTCCCTCTGTCGATGGCAAAAAGTTCTTCGCCCTTATCAATATTCATTTCCATATTCTTCTCAATGTCATTTACGACAATATTCTGTAAGAAACGTGCTATCATGCCTCTTTCTCCTTTATCACTTCGGCAAACGCCGGATTCTCATGCAGCTTTTCAGTAGGCCATCCCATGTGATGATACAGTTTTTCCATAAATTCAAGGCACTCTGCCTTGTCATATGTCAGTAGGAAACACAGTAATTGTTCTCTGTTATACATCACTGATGGTCCGACTCCCATTTTAATGTAATCATAATCTGGGTAACGTACCTGAAACTCATTCGGTGCTGCTGCCAGTATCTCAAATTTCACTGCCGATCCGTGCGGTTCCCTTATGCAATGCCTGAATGGTATCATGTTCTATCCCTCACTCTCTTTTCCCACCGTTCGTGTTTGCGTGCCATCTGTTCCTCATCTACGGTCAATGAAAGTTCTCCGGCACACTGTACGACATCCGTGTACTCTTCTCTGATATTTGCAATAGCATCTTTCTCTGTTACAGGTGTCGGATTCTCTTTTCGTATGATCCTTGCCATTTTGAGTGCTGCCTTTGCAAGTTCGGTACATTCCTCTGCAAGCTGTTCCAACATTGCAGCTTCGCCAATTTCTTCAATAATTTTCATTATCTCTCCCTCTTTGTGATAACTTTAAGTCTATCCAGTGGATATGTCTCCACTTTGCCATCTTCCAGAACGACAACCGCTTTTGTGCCAAGCAGGCTCGTGATTGTATCTATCCATGTTCCTTTTCTATTCTCACAGTGAGTACAATCTGGTATCTCATTGCACATATCAGCAATATCGTTACAGAATTTGCACTCTGCATAGCTTCTTGTGATTTCTACCGGTCTATCCATTTCGCACATCCTCCGATACGTCAAAATTCTCTAAATGCTCATATTCGACAGTTTCTTGTCTGATTTCAATTTGATTTTCGCTATGCGTTTCTGTTCCCTATCCATCTTTTTGATGCACTTATCCAACTGCCTTGCGTATGGACTGCTATTCGGGTCTGAGCACTCCATGATAAAAGCCTCTCTGTGTGGAGACTGATAAGGGCTTTTGTATCTGTATTTTTCGTATTCTCTTCTCTCTGCCACTATCAGAATCACAATTTTCAATACAAACCACGCTGTATTGAGCAAAACTAACCCTACGATAACCGCAACAACCGTCTTTACCATCTCTCTACCTCCGTCTTTTACACTAAAAATTTCTCAATTCTTATCTCTCCGCATTTCTTACACCCACATCTGCATACATCGTACTTAAAACCGCTGTAATCATGTGCCGTCCAGAGGACTTCCAACACTTCCCACTCATGCTTGCACGGAAGAAAACACGATACTAAAATCTTGTCGAATAACCTTTTATACCACGGTTCCTTGTGCCAAGACCTCTTTTTATTTTCCGGGGAATTTTTGGAATTGCTGTTTTCATTGCTCATCCGGTTTTACCTCCTATGAGGCGTAAGCCTCCGCCGATTTTTATTTTTCGCCTGTTATCGTTTCTACGTGCAGACGTGACGGCATCCTCATTATGAGGTCATTACACATTTGATTCAGACGATGGTTTTCATCCGCGAGCGTATTTACCATGAGGTACAATCCCTCTTCTCTGGTAAGTTCTCCACACTCTATCATCTGCCATACTCGGAATACCGTTGCATTGTTTCTGATATGCGTTTCAGAGATTCCTACGGTGTATGCCTCTGTCATGCAGTCCGGTTGAACTTCCGCAGCGTGTCCTCTTTCCATTTGTCCCATGCGGTCTGTTTCTTCTCTCTGCATACTTCCGCCTCTCTCTGCTCATTCTGTGTTACTGTTTCTTTGTTCTGTTCCATATTTCTCTCTTTCTATGCCGGTAGGCATCCGCCGATTTTGGATTTTGGGGTTTTGTAAACCTTTCACTTTCCATCTGTTATCTGGATGCCGTATCTGTACTTACATTGTAAATTGGGTGGTTTACGGTAATAAGGTTCTTTGCCATTTTACGATTTGGGTGGTTTAGTGCTTTTTAATTTTTCGGGAACTCAGAGGGGTGAGTTGCCCCGGGGACGATCCGCCACAAACCCCCGCCCCAGGGTATAAGCTGCCGGACCTCTGCGCCCTGGCATCCTACCAACCGCCGCCGGATCTGTCCGAGTTCGTAAAAGTAAAAGAAAACGAACCGCAAAACCGCATAAATACTATATATTTATATCTCCGTCCGTGTCTGCCGGATCTTTTCCGCTCATTTCCACCGGTAAACGCTGCGCAATCTCTGCCGCTGTTGGTAGTTCTGCCGCCTGTTTTCCCACGTTTAGATCTATCTTTTGCGCCGCCTGCGTGTAACCGTGGTTATTGTTCATATCTGTAGCGAATACGATTGGCGGGATCTTGCCAGCAAAGGCGAGTTGTTTCTTAAATGCTGCTATACTTGTTTTCAGTCTTTTTATTGTGTCAGAATACGCACCCGGGCGGGCAGTTTCCCAATTATTAAGCGTTTCCCTAGAAATCCCGGCAAAACTGCAAAAGCCCTCTACATCAGGCACCAAGCGCACACCC